TCCAGAATCTGATAGCTTTTTGGAATATTCAGCGAGCTGATGCCTTTGTCGGCGTACCAGTTCCGACTCACGTCTCCCAGAGTAACATTACTTCCTCCAAGTGCTACGATTCGTCTTGCGAGCGCCCGGACTCTCTCTGCTTCGGTGTAACCGTATCCAACAGCTCCACTGTCACCGGCTCCGTGTCCGGCTATTAAAAATAAATGTGCCATAATTGCTCCTTCCTGTGCGACGTCGCGCATAAATAATAAGAGGACGATTACTCGCCCTCTGTGTTACATTCCGGTAATCCGGCAATGCTGGTTAATAATGACAGGATTCCGGCCAGTACTGATGCTGATACTACCAGTTTTGCATCTACCTGTCCGAGTGCTGTTGCCGTCCCAATGGTTGCTACTGCAGTCTGTGCTACCGTTTTCACTGCTCTGACCGCTGCTTTCTTAGCCCACTTCTTTGTATCTACAGATACTTTAAATACACAATTTTTAAACATCATTAATCCTCTCCTTCATGTGGTGGCTCTGTAGGCAATTCCATAAGCGCATGATATATCTGCGTGCCTACACCATTCCCTTTTAATGTGTGATATTGTTTATATTCATCTTCCAGTGACTGCTTGACATACAACGGGCAATATCCATAATCGTCGTGATACTTGTTGTACAGTCGTATCAAATCCGCTCTGAGTAGTGCGCGTATTCCTTTTCGCATAGCAATCACCTGATAATATATGTATGCAATGGCTGATACTACAAACGACAGGAGCGCCCAATTTTCTGATAAAAACTTAATCATGTGTGTTCTCTCTTAATTCATGGGGTATAAAAATAAGACCTCTAGGGGTCTTGCTCTAATCTCCATATTGTCATTCTTATTTTTCTAATGCCGCCTTGATTGCTTCGAGATCATCGACAGTCAACGCCGGATAATCCGCTGCAATGTCCTCAATGTTTTCTCCATTCTTGATGCGGATTCTAAATGCTCTTACCATGATTTTCATTTTTAAATTGTTTAAAGTTTTCATAATTACCCTCCTATAATATCAGCCATCATCAGTATTATATCGTCTGATGTGGACTTTAGTTCGTCTGTTGTTGTTTCTAGGTTACTAATTCTTTCTTCGGGTGTAGGCTCTGGCGTGGGATAATCTGGGTCGTCCGCAAGCGTCCATACCTGCCTAATCGCATTCTCTTCTTCCGTCCATCCGGATTCCCAGTGTTTTCCCTCCGTCACCTCTGTAGGCATATCTACGTACATCACCTGTTTATATCCTAACTGTTCCAGTTCTTCCGGCAATGGATTGTTGATTGTCTTACCATCCAGTGTTATCGTCTTCGGTGCACTGCGCAAGAATCCGCTTTGTAATTTTGCATACATCTTTTAATCACCTCGCTTTCTTTATTTTTATATAATCTCCATCAAAGCAAGCAATGTTATAACCTCCATGCGCTACATTAGTGCTGCTTTTAACACCAACATATAGTGTCCCGTCTGATGGAATGGTAATCTCGATAGTTCCCGATGTATCGGCTATCTCTACATCTCCGTTTTTGCCAGTATACACTTTGTACATTCCACCGCATCTACGCATATCATAGATGTATTTATTCACCGTTCTTACATTGCTCCATTCAATTAAGTACTGTTCTCCTTGTTTTACGTCAAACACAATAGCCGGACACCGCTCGCCGAACCAAGATCCAATATCGGTTAGGTAAGCTTCATAGAGCCATTCGCTTGTTTCTTCTTCCTTACTTCCTAATGTTCTCCGTCAATTACTTATAGTTCTGATTTCGTTTTAGCTTCCAATCGCGATCCAATTATAGGTAGCATTATTCATGAATTTATATTCTTTCACTGATTCTGTCCAAGAGAATGTACCACCAGACACGCTAAAACCAGATCTATCTGTGATTCCACAAGGTTTTGAGTACACGCTGTAATCACCACAGAATGTCACCTTTGCTTTTCCTACATCTGCGGAATACACAGCAGTAACAACACCTACTGATGTGATTTTATCAGCATAGATTATCAGCTTATCAATCTTAGACAAACTAGTTTCGATAGTAGGGGATGATGTTGTTCCTGTTTTTACCTGTACACCACCAGAATCTCCACCAGATACTTCCATTGTACCAGTAGCAACACCATTCTTTGATGTGAATTTCTTACCTTTTCGCACATCTTCTGGCATTGCGTCACCGAAGTATTCACCTAACGTACCATTGCCATAGAGCCGAAACGAATCTCCATTTTTTATGTACGCTGATTCGTTGCTAAGAGAAACACTGTTAAAAATCATACCAAGGTCTTCTCTATCTTTGAACAAAGTAAATCTTCCTGTACCAACTGTAAGCTTGCTTTCATTAACTGATACCATACTTCCAACTACTTTTTCGCCATCAACATAAGCTGTCTTTCCCGACACAATGTCCTCTGATAATGCCGTAGCATCTGATGTGTCGATTCCGCTTGACTGTGTCATCGTTCCAACAATTCTCTGTCCACTACTATCATGAGCTACAGCTCCAGCTAACAGATTTTCTGGTGCCACAGTGTCTTCTGCAAGATTAATCAGCGCACCAACTATTTGTCTCCCTGTTTTATCGTGAGCCACAGCACCCTCTAAAAGCCGGTCTTCTGTCACTGTGTCTTCTGTTAAATCCAATAAAACCCGTCCTTCATATTCGACTTTATTTACATCCATATTTTCACACCTCTTTAACCAATTGTTACTGTAATTCCACCAGCACTGTTTTCTGATTCGACATAAGGAATCTTCTCAACAACCACCTGTGAGAGACAATTATAACCTTCGTCCGGAAGAATCGTCTGCTGTGCGCTACTCGGAGTTATTGTCTTGGATTGTGGTTTCATTCCTTCACTACCGGACATCTGCCCATCGACACCGAGAATGTTGATACCTTCACGGATATTTGACGGAATGAGCTTTTCTTTTTCTCCTACGGGGATTTCGACTTTACCGCTACCGTCATGATATCCTTGAGCAATAACATAGCTGTCATCTTTGTTCGAGATTACGCCTTTTACTGCTCCATTATTCGGCATCGTTCCAACTAGCTTCTGCCCTCTTGCATAAGCAGTCTTACCTTTTAAGACCTCTGCAACTGCTACGGTTGCGTCATTTGAGTCCACATCGAACGTGCACACTCCTGTGACAACTTCTCCATCTTTTCCATGTGCTGTAGCACCTTTGAGAAGTTTGTCTCCCGTTACTGTATCGCCTGTTAAATCAATTAATGTTTTTCCGCCATATACTACTTTGCTTACTGCCATTATTTATACCTCACTTCCGATATATACTGTATCTCCACCCTCTGAATTCATGACTTCAAAGAATGGTATTTCTTTCACTGTGACATCTTTCGCTAAAAATTTTTGGGCTGTTTTGAGTTTCTACTCCATTGTTTTCGGTGTAATATCATACTCTCCTTTATAGATTTCGGCATCCCCACGATCTACAATTCTTTGGTAATGCTGAAACTTCATAGCAAGACCACTTTTATTTTCATCGAAACCAATATTCAGTTTTCTCTTCTGTTCATTAAACTTCACGTTTATCAGCATTAGATAACACCGTCCTTTAGGATTCGCCCAACATCAACAGTCTCAATGTTCGAAGCAAGTGCTTCACCATCGCGCGTAAGAACTCGTAACTGTATTTCAGCCCGCGAATTTCGTTGTGCGATTAACTTCAGAGTTTCTTCCTGTGGCAACCTGACACTTAACATATCGTGCTTAAGAGTGCATTCATCAATGCTCTTCTCAATTACAACAGTTCCCCTTTGTGCTATCGTTACATACGCTTCTTTGAGCAAATCCGTTTCAAACGGTAGTGTAAACTCTAATACCGGTGTTGTCCCTCTTATCAATTACAACACATCCTTTCCGACAATGTAGTTATATTCATCAATTGAGATGATACCTTTTTCTACTCTCTTCTGTAGCTGTACTTTTGTTACTCTGTCATTCTCATACAGTCTTTTCAGGCTTTCTACTAAAATTCTCATTGCTTATACCTCCTTTCTTAAATAAGCCCTTCTTCCATTAACTGTGCTGTGTACTCATCAATTTTAAGGTTTGCATACTCAACCATTGCGTCTGTAGGAGCATCATCTCCCTCGTAGTCCGTATAGCTCTCCGGATCAGCCTTGATCTGTTCAGCTGTCAGTGAGTGAGTACGGAAGATGTTCCCATCGTATTCATATGCTGTAGACTCTTTTACTTCACCATCTTCCAGCGGTTCTGTCTCCGCAACTTCTTTTAGGTCAGATAAGTTTTTCGGCACATTAATTGGATTCGCTTCCATATAGGTAGATACCGCTTCTGTTACCTTTTCCTGTGGGATTTCTGTTACGTTATCAAGTCTTGCCAAGATCTGTTCAATGATATCCGGATTTCGTTCCACCACCTCATCTGTAGCTTCCAGACCTTCCAGTACGGTACCTTCTGCAATGGTGGTATTCCATTCCGGAATTGTTCCATCTCCCTTTTTGGCACATACAATGAACTTAATCTGTCCCTTATATGCAACCACATCTGGGCCGATCAGCCATGAATATGTGATATAGTCGCCATCTGTCTGTACGTCCTCTACCAAGTACTGATATTTATCTCCGTTGGCATTCTGGTAATTGATGTACAGGTGCATGGTAGACAGATCAATGTTGTCCCCTACGATTTTTGGACATCGAAAATGCTTCCTTTCGGAGTTCCCGTCATTTGCTACACCGAACAGCTTTTCGGATGCCAGGACTGTAATCACACGGGTTTCCGGGTCGATTTCAAAAATGTCGTTGACCGGTTCGACCACCGATGCTGCTAATGCTTCTTCTACGGTCATGATTGATACACCTCCACTTCATTTGTCGTAATCCTGTATCCGTCTTTCACGCCGACCAGATGCACCTTCCAACGTTTATATTCCGTGATTTCATCTGGCACGGCACAGCGGGCGTTCACGATCGGTACAGGATATTCTTTGTCGTATCCTGAAAAGACGGCTGCCTTCCTGCAACCGTCCCATTCTCCGTCGAAGTTATATGCTGTGTACAGATAACCTTTCGTGCCAGCAATTAATCCGGAAAAGTCTCCGTCCTTACTTAACTTTTGTCCGTTAATCCGGAACTGCAGTATTCTCATTTTGCTCCCCTCCCGCAATCAGATCCGCCATCATTAATACGATGTCGTCCGTAGTTACCTCGAGTGCGTCAATTCGCTCTAGCTGCGACTTTCCAGCTTTATGTAATACAACTCCTAGGATTCCTGCTGTGTACTTCATGATTCCTTCAAGCTCCGTGTAATTCTCATAAGTGCCAATCGTAGATTCTCTTTCTTTTATGATCATCTTCTTGGTCTTCATGCCATCCTGAAAGATTGTCTTTAGATTCTCTTCAGTGTCTGATATTGTTTTGATCAATAGGCTCCCGTCCGGCCGGGTGCTCGCTGACTGGATGGTCAACTCCGTTGCATCATTGAATGTAATTTTCATAATAAAAATTCTCCTTTCTTTATGTAAATAAGGATTATAATTCTGCGACAGTGAAGCCAAGTTTGTGATAACGTCCAATATATGCAGTAGCTGTATTCGCTTGTGCTGACAGTCTTAGCTCAATCGTGTTTTCGCCCTCCGGAAGAGTTATAATGTTGCTGTCAAATACCGGCACATAGCTTGTGGATGATGTTATTCCGGAACAACTTTCTTTACCATTTACATAGACGCTCAGCCTTGCTGTCAAAGTTGTTACCCTTATAGCACCAAAGCACATTAGGATACATTTTCTGCCATGCCCTGTCGCCTTGATGCTATTAAGTGTCAGCGATGTTTTTGTGCTTTTTTCGTTATCCAGATGAGTGCTATATGCGTGGGCATACTTACCAGTCATTTTTTTGCTAATCTCAGCAAGTTGGTTGGACAAATCCTTATTTGACGGAATAATCTCAAACATCCGTTCTACAGCCGTAATACTCAGCCCTTCAATCTTCACTCGGTACAGTGGGTACTCTCGCACTTTACCGCCTGCATAAATATCGTCTTGTGTAAGCTCCGGATCTACCGCCGTTTCTCCGGCTGTTCCCTGGATTACTTCGCAGGTCATGGTATCAATTCCACCAGTACCAGTGGTTTCGAATTTTGCTACGATGATATCGTTTCTGTTCTTTCCCGACTGTCCATTCATAATCTCGCAATCTTCATATTCTCCATATGGGATCCTTGCCATATGCCCGTCTACGCACAGCACGCCATCAGCTATTCTTACTTTATTATTGCTCAATACAGTAGCTTTACATGCCTGTCTGATCGTAGATACACCATCACCGCCGAATATCGCCTTGTATATAGCAGCATCGTCTTCTGCATATATATGTGGCTCTGCTTCTGGTGGAGTGTTTATATTAAGTGCTTTTAATCCCGCCATTTTAATCATCCCCTTCTACTTTGTAATCAATCGTTATTTTTCCGTTTTGGCACTTTACAACCTTTTGTGTGACTGGTTTGATCACCTGCGTATCCGTTATAGCATCGTAGCCAGATACTATATCGCCAAGCTCCAGATCTATATCATCAACTGTCATGGTGCATTTCTTGTAGTTCTGCAGTTCTTTCAGTTTTTTTCTTCCATCCTCTTCGAGTTTTTCTTTGTCCGCACTGGAATAATCATATACCGCCTCTATTTCTTCTGAACCTTTATAATATTGCGTTTTTCCGATCGTTCCGTCTTTCTGTACGTACAGGTGTAAGACGATTCTGTCCTGATTCTCGCCTTTTCCAGCACATACCAGATGGTTTACGCCATTACGGTTATCTCTTACAGTTACATGTATGCCATCTTCCTGGCTGTACTCCAGATCCTTTGAATAATCTTTAATCTGTGCTGCCCGTACTGTTACATAACCATATTCCAGTCCCTCTGGCTGTACGTAACAGATCTGTAACCTGCATCCATAATTGTCTACCAGCTTCTGCAGGGCATCATAGAGCGTCACGTAGCGGTCGACCCGCCAGTTATTCACTGTTATCCCTGTATCTGCTTCCGGAACGACAAAGAGACCGCCAAAGCGATCTCCTATTAATGTTCTGATTACTGTATTTAATTCTCCTGACAGTGTCAAATGATCTTGTCCGGCCGGTGGCTTAACCACCTTGTACTCCAGCATTCCTCTCCATGTTCTTCCACGCAGTGCAACTTTTCGTGTACCGGATATAGATTCGATGTCTCCAATTATTCCCCCATACTCTGTTCCCGGAGCGAATATCCGGCATCCGTATCCTACGCGTTCAGTGTCATAATCTGACACCGCTATCGTGACCTCGAAATCATTTGTGTTTCCAATGTCCATATCTGCCTCCGCGCTATCGCACAGTTCTCCGCATTCTTCTCCGGTCGGTTTTGTCGTTGTGAAACGAATTTTTGATATTGTGGCTGTGTCTTCTAAGGTGTGGCTGTCCATTTCGGTATACTCCTTTCTTCGATTACAGTAATGTCAAATTCGAATTTTCCCGTCCAGGATACCATCTGTCGCCCCGGCTGAATCTTTTGGAAGAATTCTCTTCCTTTGCTCCTGCAGTGGTATGCGTTCATCTCTTCGCCATTCTTCAGTACTTTTACTATAGTTCTGGAACGGCTGTCAATTCGAAGATATTCTCCTGTTTCCAATGTAATATTGACCAGATATGTGTTGCTTCCTATCGTAACTTGAGGACTAACAACTGGTCCGTAAATAATCATTTGAAAATTTGATGATGTATAATTCGGATTAATAAGGTAGTTGCTCGCCATTCCGTTTGCGTATCGATACGGATATTTTCCCGGATACCGTTTATTATCACTAGACGTGATTCCATAGCTGTGAAATGTATATGTTTTTTTGCCGATCCAGTAAGATGTGAACGTTTCTACTGTAGCGTCCACATCTACTGTATAGAATATCTCATCGTACTCTTTCGGATTTAATTCTGTTATATAACATTCCAGATAATAATCTCTCACCCATAGTTTTCCAGGCTTTTTTTCAATGATGTCTATATCTGTTATTTCGTTCAGCTGGTCCATTACATCGCAATATTCTTCTTTTGTATCCGCGTATACTTGCAATGTTATTTTTTTGCTCATTCCGGTCCTATAAAATTTATCCAACTTTTTTCTATTTGCATTTACATTTTCCGTTGCGGAATATTTCCACTCTTTCCCATATAATTCCGTAATATCCTTGATTACCACTGGCCAGTTGTCCAAATCCATCCTGGTTCCATTATTATTTTCATAATATATCATTCAGTAACCTCTCTTATCATTCGTCCAAATTCTCTGCCATTGTATTCCACAGTAGTATGTACTTTTGCCATAGCCATGGCAAGTCTGTCATAGTCTATTGGATCTCTTTCTGTTCTCTGTAATCGTTCCAGTCCTCTCTCAACAGCATCTGCTACATACGTCTGGAGTACTGTGATCGGTGTGACTGCTTCCGGCCCTGCTTCGCCTACTCCCTGCCATCCGAGACGGGTAGGGAATATGGTAGGTTGGTCGAATATCGCTCCTTTTGCGCGCCAGGCGATACTGAAATGTGGTACTGATGGAGGTGTCAAAGAAAATTTTCCTTCGATATTTATGTGTGGCAGCTTTAAGTCTGGAAGTTTCCAAGAAAAATGAAAAGCACTCTTAATAATTGATATCGCATTTTTTACCGCGTTTCGTGCGCCGTTAATTCTAGTGGTGATTCCACTCTTAATTCCTTCGAATATACTTATCACCATGCTTTTTGCACTGTTAATCGGTCCCGTAATATTGCTTTTTATAGTTTCGAATCCTGCCTTTGCCGATGTTTTCACACCATTTATTCTTGTGGTGATTCCACTCTTAATTCCTTCGAATATACTTATCGCCATACTTTTTGCACTGTTAATCGGTCCCGTAATATTGCTTTTTACAGTTTCGAATCCTGCCTTTGCCGATGTTTTCACACCATCTATTCTTGTGGTGATTCCACTCTTAATTCCTTCGAATACGCTTACAACCATCGCAAATGCGCCACTAATCGGAAATATGATATATGTTTTCACAAGTGTAAATCCGTTTAACACTATAGTGGCGATCGTATCTATAACACCACTGATTCTCATACTTATTTCATTCCATGCCTGTATAACTGTATCTTTGCAGTTCACCCATATGAATTGGAATGGTAATGTGATAATCTGGAATGCTGCCGATATTATTTCTCCAATCAACATAACGCCAACCGTTATAATATTACCGATTGTTTGGAATATTCCCGATACTTTTTCCAATATCGATGCAATTCCATCGCCCACAATGCCGGTGATTATTTGTAATGTATTCGAAATTTTTTCTGCAATACCTGTAATTTTTTCTATGACACCGCTTATAAACGTATCTATGCCACAAATATGTATTAAAGTTCCGAAGAAACCTACAAGTCCTGAAGCAAATCCATCCAGTGCACCTGTTATTTCTCCCCATAATCCACTAAATACTTCTACAATGCCTGTCCCAAACAATTTCAGGCCTGCTTTTGCCAGATCTATATCACCAGTGAACACTCCAACTATCATATCGCCCAATCCGGACAGTATATCTATAATTCCTCCGACCGCGCCAATTAACGGTTCAATCATGCTTAAGACAGCGCCGAAACCTGCTGCCAGCAGTCCGATCGCCGGTACCAAAACTGCTGCCAAAATTGCGCCGATCGCCTTAAATAGATTTTCAAGCCCAGACAGCTTATCACTCAGTCCGGATATTGCACTTTTTATTCCGCTTAATTTTTCATCAATATTGATTCCGTCTAGGAACCCTGTAATAGAACTTTTTACAGTGTCAATAATTCCTGTTATGAAATCTCTGAATGATTCGCTTTTGTTCCATAAGAGAACCATTCCAGCCACCACTCCGGCTATTGCAGCTGTTACTAATAGAATTGGTCCTAGAGCCACTCCTCCAGCCCCTGCCATCGCAACTCCAGCTCCTTCTGCGGCTGTTCCAGCTTCTGCTGCCGCTACTGCAGTTCCGGCAAAAAGCCCGCTTATTTTTGATCCAAGTCCAATAACCGAAGATATCCCGATAGACACCTTCCCGATGCCGATTAGTAATGGAGACAATACCGCAACAATTCCCATAATGCCGAGTATCATTCTCTGCTGTCCGCCGTCCAGATCATCAATTTTCTGTGCTAATCCCGTGATTTTCTGTGTCCCTTCCGCAATCATCGGGAGAAAGATATTCCCAAGGGTGATTCCGGCATCATACAGATTGTTCTTCATAATAGCCAGCTTCGACGCCGTCGTTTCATAACGTTTATTCGCTTCATTGGTTAATGCCGTGTTTTCTTCCCAGGCATTCTTTCCAGTACTTATCGCAGATGTAAATACATCGCTTGCATTCGCAGATCTCAACAGTGCATCTCGCATCCTCGTTTCCGTGATCCCCATGTCATTTAAGACTTTGATTGCAGAATCGCTTTCTCCTCCACATTTCGAAAGGCCTTCGATAAATGCTTCTAATGCGCCTGTGGCGTCTTCTTTGAACTTTTTAGAAAATTCGCTGGTGCTCATTCCTGCTACGTCTGCCCAGTCTTTTAGCGAATCACTGTTAGTTTCTACAGCAAGCTGCATTTCAATTAATGCTTTGCTGAATGCTGTACCGCCCGCCTGCGCTTCCATTCCGACCGAACTTAATGCCGTAGCAAGCGCAAGGATGTCAGATTCTGACATTCCTACCTGTGTACCCGCAGATGCAAGGTTGGTCGCCATGTTCATGATGTCTGCTTCAGTAGTGGCGTAGTTGTTACCCAGATCTACGATGGTGCTGCCCATCTTTTTATATTTTTCATCTGCAGTCATGGATGTATCTGCGGCCAAACCTGTAATATTTGCAAACTTTGCGATGGACGTTGCTGCATCCTCTGCCGACAGGTTGGTAGAATTACCCATGTCGATCATAACGCGGGTAAATCCTAAGACGTCTTGAGTCTTAATACCTAACTGTCCGGCAGCTTCTGCAACCTTAGAAATCTCCGTTGTAGATGCCGGAATCTCTTTTGCCATGCTCCGGATTCCATCTTCCAACTGTTGGTAACTGTATACGCACTTGCCGTTTGCATCAAATACTTCATCTGATGTTTTTTTGACACCAGCAAAAGCAGATTCAAATTGTATGGCAGCTGCTCCGGATGCTCCTAACGCTCCAGCGGCCGCTGTACTGACCACTTTCAGATTCTGTCCGACTTTTTCCGTCCCTTCGCCAAACTTTCCAAGCCCTTCGCCAAAAGTCTGGATGGCCGTCTTCTGATTCTTCAATTCTTCCGATGTCTTCTTAATCTCGTTCCGAATCTCTTCCTGCTTGATTTTAGAATCCATCAGTTCCGCTTTCAACTCTGCATACTTCTCAGAGTCCTCTCCAACCTCTCTGGCACATTCGTCCAGCGCATCCTGTAAGATCTTCGTCTTGTCTGCAGCTGCTTTTGACTCCTGACCAAGAAGTTTTTGGCGTTCCTTCAAAAGATCTGTCTTATTCTTCGCGCCCTCCAACTTCGTTTCGTTCAGCTGTAGTTCTTGATCCAGCTCCTGAATCTTATTATCTGTCTGTCCCACGGCAGCCTTTAGCTGTTCTTCTGCTTCAGCCTGTTTTCTTGCTTCTTCTGCCGCCTTTAGCTGCTCCGCAGACAACTGCGTCTCTGCGTTTCTTTGTTCTTCCAGTTTTGCAGATGTCTGTGAGAGTTCTTGTGAGATAGCCTCCTGTGCTCTTTTTGCGTCCGCAAGTTTTGCACTCCAGTTATTCGCCTCAATCGAGTTTTCCCCGAATATGGCTTTTGCCGACTCCATTTTCCCGGTCAGTAGCTCCACTTTCTGGCCGCTTGCCTCCAGCTCTTTCTGCAGGAGCTTTTCTCTCTTTTCCAGGGTGTCCGTTGATTCCCCAGTTCCCTTCATTTGCGTTTCATTCAGTTTTAACTCCGCACGTAACGCTTTTAATGACGATTCTGCCTGTTTCAGCCCGCTCGTCAGTTCTTTCGTATCCGCTCGGAACTTCACGCTTGCTTCTCTGTTGCTTAATCAATCACCCTCTCTCCAACATCTGTTCTTCTGCATATGCTTTCCATGCTTCATATGCATATTTGTCTTCCAGGATTGTAAGCAGGGAATTATATTCCGAATACCAGAATACATCCTCGCTGATTCCATTCATAATCACGTAATAGACGTACATATCTTCCACGGTTTCAATCTCGAACCTTGGAAGTCTTAAGTATCCTTTGGCTTTTTTGCGTGTTACTCTTCGGAATCCGTCCCGGAATCCCGCTTTTTTGATGGTGAATACATCTCATTAATCACTTCCATGTTCTTTCTCCAGTCCTGGTCCATATTTTCGAAAAAGTCCGTAAATGTCATGGTTCCCTCTTCATCCTGATTCGCATTCTTATATGCCGCATACAAGAATTCTGCCACTTCAAGTGCGTCTTTATCATTTACACCTTTTACTAAAACCTTACTTAATGTCTCATACGATTTTTTATCGCTTTTTCTTAATGCCAACATAAGAATAGGAGCGGTGGACATTGCCACACACTCCCCATTTGTAAGTTCATATTCCTCATAATTAATCTTAGGATTCTTCATCTACATTTTCCTCCTCGCCAAGAATACGTTTGATCAATTCTTCTTTTTTGCCCATGGAATCAACTCCCATTTCTTCTGCTTTCTTTCTCAGCTCGTCTACCTTCATCTTTTCCAATGCAACTCTGCTCAGTTCGTCCAAAGTTTCTTCCTGATCATCCGGCGTTTCTGCACTCTCCAAGTTTTCTTTCCCTGCAGTTTTCTCTTCTGATTCAACCGTCTCCGAGGTCTCTTCCAGTTCTTCTTTTTCTTCCATGATTTCCACCAGACTTTTGTTCTTTGCTTTGATTTCGTTGTATCGTTCTTCTGATACAGCCAGGATTTCTCCTGCAAACAGGATATCTCCTGTATATTTGTCCCGGAACCTCTGTTTTACTTTGACTTTCATAGTTTTCCTCCTTATGCTGCTACTGCAGTAACGAGTTCTCTCGAGAACTCTTCCATCCATTTCTGTTTTACGGTATCGTCTTTCAAATCGCTCTCAATTGCTTCGTATAATCCTTCTCCGTGTTCATCTGGCATGACCGCAATCTCCAGTTCTAACATGCTGATATCTTCTGAATCATTGTCGATGCTTCTTGACAGTGCCGTCTGAATTGTACAGTTTGGATAAGCCTTGTATTTTTTATTGCTGTCCTCATCTAAAATCTCTGCAGTAACGCAAGCTACTGCATGCAGTGAATTTGATCCATAAGCGATTACTCCATCTTTTAACTCTGAGCGAGTCATTCCGTGCAGATCTGCCAGCATATCCTGTGGAACGTATGCGGATATCTTCAGTTTTCCGTCGCCCGTTCCTTTCGTTCTGGTTTTTAATATTTTAGTGCCACATTTTTTTGTCATGGTTTTGCAGTTCATTTCTTCTTCAAGTTTTCCCACGCAATCCAGGACATCCGCTTTCGTTGCAACTCCGATTCTGATTCCAAGCTTCGTTATTTCAACTTCTGTGAAGTCAGTTTCCCTAATTCCAGCCATATTATGTTTCCTCCAATCTTTCTACTAATTTGTCAATTACACCATTCACAATTTCATCTTCCGCTTTTTCAGCACCATGAAACATGAACTGTTGATCTCCCCGATGATGTCTCGTATTCGATCCATCATCCGGAAAATACAGGTAATGATAACTGCCCTTTGTGTATACCTTTACCGCAAGATTTTCCCCCTGTATTCGAAATGGATCGGTCTGTGAAGCAGCTGCTTTCTTTCCATTCCACGTTCTGCCAGATACCGGTAAGATTGCCCGGATATACTCTTTTATCTTTTTTCCGCCATCATCTACCAGATAATCATTTATGATCTGTTCTGCAACAGATCTGTCGGAAAAGTTTTCGATCGCTGTCGCAACCTTGTCAAATTCCTTTGTGTCCAGGTAAAAATAACTCATCGGCTACACCTTTTTTCTATTTTGTAGAATTCCATTGTGCAGATCTCCACCGTACATTCTCCGGCTTTTTCTACGTAATCATATAATATATCCGTATTTTCTGCTTCCTTGAATCCAACGTCTTTCATCTTTTTAATTACCTGTTTTTCCAGTTCTTCTGGAATATACTCCTCTTTCACGATTGCTACGAACCACCGTCTGGTATTTCCGCTGCCGCTATCTGTCTTTCGGGTTCTTCTTTTCCCGAATACAATGCAGTCCCAGCTTTTACGTCCCTGAAATTTTCCGGAGCCGTAATATACATCCGGCACAATCTCTTTTAACGCTTCTTTAATCTTGTCTTTCAATTTTTCTAACCTCTTCCAGATAGAAATAGAGTTCACGGTCTTTTTTATTGTGATCAACGTAAATAATCGCATAGATCGTGTTGTCAATTATAATATTGTAATCATTATCCGGATCTACCAGATCCTGCGTAGCAATCTTGGTTGTCAAGTGTGCTCCGCACTGTTCCGCAAACTCAATATCCTGCTGCCGTCTGGACTTTTCCGTAAAATACAGGAAGCCCAGATACTCTAAATCATCCAGGCTTCTTACATTTTTTTCTATATCTTTTTTACGGTAAACCTCTGCAATTCCATCTCCATAGCTATTCTGTGTCTTCTTTGCCATGTTTCACCTCATAAATATGCCGGGCTGTTATGATTTCCCATCTATAATTTTGTTCCCATTCATTTTCCATCTTGTTCCATGCGTACCAGCATCGTTTCAAGAGTAATGTCCTGGCATATCCAGGTTTCGTAAAGTCTTCTTTTTCATCCTCATGCATCCCGAGTTTATGTGCGACCACCTCGATCGAATCTTCGACTTTTTCCTCTATTTCTTTTTCCGTCTCCGAATTCGACCATGTGATCTTACAGTCCCGTTCTACTGCTGCTATGAGTTTTCCTTTTTCTTCCTCGTTCATAACTTACGCTACGACTGTATTCTCTGCCGTTTTAACAACTACATATGCAGGATCCAGCTTACTAATGTCAAGTACGATCGCTACTGTGTTATCGTATGGACGACCGTTTCCATGGAGCTTGATCTTGTATGTTCTCGCATCCTGAATGAACTTGAACTCATCGGAATATTCGATTTTTCCATCTTTGCTCTCTCCAAGTCCGAAGAAATACTCTTCTGGCAAGCACAGGATAGCCTGTCCGGTTTTTACCTCATTCGATCTCACAACTTCTGTTGGGAATGGGAATAAATCTCTTGCATATGTTCCACCTGTTGTCAGCGTCGTAGTTGCTGGCATAATCTTATTCAGATAATCTACCTGATTGCAGATCATCAGCACTTCATCAAAGCTTCTCATGCGTCCCTTTTCTGTGACCGCCAATTTTGCCACAAGTGGTCCGTAATTTGCCGGGAGAAAATTCGTTACCTGTATTGCTGTTTTTTCCGGATATCCGGTTGATGTTGAAAAGTCTACTCCCTCGTGGATATCTCTGTTCAGTCCGACCGGTTCATCTTTTCCACTTCCTGATACGATAGCTTTTTCAAGTGCTACGTATAACGCCTCTTTCAGGATGGTGCGGATATAGTTGTCGAGGAACGATGGTCCAAGATCCAGCATATCCTGTGGGATCACTGCATAGGCTGTCAGTTTCAGTAATGTAACCTCTACGCCCTTGAATGCAGATTCAATTTCCTGTGTGATCTCGCCATTGATCTGTCCCCATGCTGCCTTCTGTCTGGTGTGATCATTTAAGAGCCACTTTGTAAGGTATTTCACATTCTGGAATGTAATTTTGTCTAACAGTGGGTGCTCCTCTAACAGATCTCTGTACACATCTTCGATGATAGTTTCCGGCATTCCACCATCTGTATTAATCAGATCCGCGAACGCCTGCTTCGGATCGCTCGCCTTTCCAGCCTTTGCCAGATTCTGATAGAACTCCGTCTCTTCGCTTGTGAGCTGTCTGTAGCCTCTCTGAGCAAGCACATTCGTATCAGTGCTGTACATCTCAAAGTCTGTCTTTACTTTTTCTGTGATGGCGTCAATCACCTGTCCCCAGGCTTTTTTTCCTTCCTCTTCGTTTCCACTCTGCAGTGCGCTCTGCAGAGCCGCCACTGCTTCTCTCTGTCTTGTGTCTGCAATGTTTCCTAACATTCTTTTTTCTCCTTTCTTTTTTTTACATTGAAAACATATTAAAAAATGTCTGCATAGAGACATCTTTTTCTTCTTTTTCCGGCTTTGTCAGTTCTTCGAATTCTTTTAACTGGTTTGAGAAATTCGACTGTTTAATCTTCTCTCTCATTTTCCCAATCTCTTTCGAGGACTGCATTGCCCCATCAAGTTCTACTGTAGTTCGTCCGGCAATCTCATCGATCACGCCGAGTTCCAAGGCTCTGTCCGGTTCAAGCAGAGTCTCTTTGTCCATAATTTCTTTTAATTCTTCTTCTGTAACCTTTCCTCCGCACCGATTCAAGAAAAGAGTTCTGGAAGCTTTCATCCAGGCATCCAGATTATCTGCCTGACTCCTGAGTTCATCCGCATTCCCTGCGGCTACCGTCCACATGTTGTGGAGAAGCATGGCAGTTCCCTCCCCCATCACGCGGTGATCGCATGCCTGGAGAATTGTGGCGGCAATACTGTTCGCCACTCCGTCCACATAACCCGTCTTGTATGCTTTGCAACGTTTCAGGTTTGTAAAAATGGCAGTTCCTTCTTTTACAGATCCACCGTCCGAATTGATATACAATTCGATGGTGTCAGAATCTGACACGCCCTCCAATAAATCACGGAAATGGCTTGCCGATGTTTCAGATTCATCATACTCCCATGTTTCCCAGTTAAAATCACCTTTTGCTTTTACTTCGTCATACAGGTAGATTTTATGCACTGTGCCTGCCTGCTGGTGTGCAAAGCAAATTCCACCGATCTTATTCATCCTCCTCACCTCCTTTCACTGCTGTCCTTGTGCTGTCTGCTTCCCTGAAGTTATTCGTAACGTAATACGTTTTACTCCACGGTGTGTTTAATGGTACCAAGCTTAATTCCTCCCTTGCTTCGTCTGTATTTATGATCGCTGAGCCGATCAGCTTCTCTACATTGGCTGCAGTCTCAAACAGATCTCTGTGTTTGATTCCGCCCGTGTAGCATTGGTAATAATTGCCGTTCATGTACTCATAGACGGTCGCACGCTTATTTAGTACTTCCGAAATGGTATTTGCCAGCGGATTCACCCCAAACGTCAGGAACACGTCACACACCTCTTTCAGGTTCGTGATATTCCCCATCATCATTGACATTGGAATTTTAAAAGCCTGTCCGACCATTTCAAAAATGTCTTTGCGGATATTCACAAAATCATCGGATGTTTTCGGGGATTTTACCGATTCTTCTGCCAGTTCCTCACCAGCATACTCCACATATGTGGCGTATTCATTCTCCATATAATCTTTGATGTTTTTTGCAATAACTTCTTTGAATTGTTTTTGGAATTCTTCATCTCCGGCTTTAATTGTATCTACCTTATACTTGAATTTTCTTCCATTCGTATCCTTAAAAGTTCTTGCCGCTGTCTCCAGGAGCTTCCCGTATTCCCTGTACACTCCATCAATCAGTGTTTGTGCACATTCGTCCTCCATTCGGAACAGATACACTTCCTCTGCTCGGAACGTTCGGTTGAGTTGTAATCCACCAGGCAATATGACACCACCGTAGATATTTCCCAGAACCGGCCTTTCCTGCACGATTGTGAAGTCTTCCGCACAATGTAGTTCCCCGTTTAGTTCGACCACCAGTGCGCCTTTTTTCGATCGTGTCATTTTTCGAATTACTCTGTGCCAGAAATAATTGCTGTTTTCATTTTTATTCGGTGCTACGTTCAACAAATAATAATCCTGATCTTTTACAGGTTTTCCCTTGTTGAACACTCTCATCTCTGCCATGCTGATTGCATTTGCCAGATAAGAGCTCGCTGTGTAGATCGCCAGTTCCTTATAGTAGATCGATGCGGGTATATTTACCACGACCGTTTCTGTATTCGTACCGGTAACCTTAAATACTTTTTCCAGGAAGTTTTTTACTCCCATGTTCCTCCTCCTAACATACCGTTCCTATCCTGTTTTTTATAATTCTTCTTTGTTTAATTCTTTCTTCATCTGTGACTGCTGCCACGAACGCTTTAAAACCGTCCGTTTTTCGTGAACGTGGCTCTATTTTTTCATATGTGACATTGCCTTTTTTGTCCGTCACCGCTTTTGAGTTCCATGTGTACCAGCGCATGATCTTGCTGGTTCCCCAGGCGATCAATCCACGTGCGAACATATAGCCGATTACTGGTGCAACTTTCATTTCATCACTCGGTCTGATCAGCTTCAGATTCTTCTTTTCATCCGAAAAACCTATTTTGCCAAGTGCTTCTCTGAGCCATGTCTGCCGGAAGTTATCCATCACCACAGATTCGATTTTGTATAACTTCGATTTTTCCAGAAGCCAGTCTGTCACATACTCCGGATCTATCTCCACGTCGTCCACCATCGTCAATACTCCTTCTTCTTCAGCTTCTTTCAGTGGGTATTTGATCCTCGGAAGATCTCTCGATTTCTTACATACCCACGTATGATGCATCCAATATCGTTTATCTCCGACTTTAAACAGCAGCCCGGCGGCTACAAAATCATTCGTTTTGGAATAATCAATTCCGGCTACGCAAGAATGATTACGAAGATCCGGGAGACTTCTGGTTGCTTTTTCTAGGTTTTTCCAATCTGTCACACAATACTGCGTTTCCCCTGGCGGCCGGTTCATTCGTTTAGTCATGAATGACGTGTGATTTACCGGATCCAGCTTGTACTCTTCATATTCCATCCGCATTTCTGTCAGGAGAGTTGGGAAGTTTCTCAAGGATGGATTTGCTTTCTGCCATTTTTCCTCATCCTTTACTTCTTCCGGATCATCCAGCCAACAGATGAACGGCAGTTTCCCGTTATCCGGAATCTCTCCTTTCAAGATCTGTAGGCAAGTTTCCAGCAATTCATCCAGCGGGCCATCCCGGATATCCCCCTGCGTGGATATGACGGTTCGTCTCGGAAAGTCTTTCTTCCCAAGTCCTCCAGTCGCTACCTCGATCAGCTTATAGTCCTTGTATGCATGGTATTCGTCAAAATCTACTTTCCCCGGTCTACCTCCGTCTTTTGTGTCCGGTGCACGGGTGTGGTATTTGATCTTCGATCTTGTCCGAATGTTGGTGATACATTCCAAATTCCACTTGAACGTATTTTTGAAGAATCTTTTGTTGTCCTCCAAGATGTTATATATATCTTCGAATGTCGTTTTTGCCTGGTCCTCTGATGTAGCGAATATGTCGATGTGGTATTCTTTCACTCCGTTGACTGGTGTGACCAGCGCAAAATCTTCAAACGCAAGATATCCGTTCTTTCCTGCCCCGCGTCCAACTAAAATCATTAGATATGGGAATCTCAACTGGCCGTCTTCTCTTTTATACACACAGTTGTGCAAAGTGAAGCAGAACTGTTCCCACGGTAACAGCTTATACGGGAAATACTTTTCCAGTCCCAGATACCTTTCTAATTGCTCTTTATCTACATAGACATCTTCCTCCGCGAATACTTTTTCCACAAAATCGCAAAGAAGCAGCTGCTCCTCACAAACAACTGCTTCGTCACTTCTTACGAATTCAATATACTGGTCAATCTGTTTACAGATCTTCATCGACTACTTCATTTCCTGTTGGTTCATCCGTCGTCAACCCTAGCTCCTTCAGGATGCTCAACATCTGCTTTTCTACAGCCACCATATCTTTCACAGACTGGTTCTGTTTTGTGATCTCGAATCCGTTTGCAGAAAGTGTCTTGTACGACACTCCACGTTCCTTTATGTCCTCTTGTAGAGCCTTTTTTGTGTCATAAAACTCCATATAATCATCAATTATGTCCAAAAAATGTGCCGTTTCTGCACCTTTTGCACGTAATTGTTTGATTAAACTGGATTTAATTTTTTCTTTGATTTCGTCCATTTCGCGGGCTTTTTTCGACTTTCGCGCCATATATTTCACCACCAACTTTTTTCCATTTTTTATCACGCGCGAGTCAGCGCGGTTCAGGCGTGCCCCCTACCCGTTGTAAGCGTCCCCCGCGGATTTTGGGTATAGGGGGTACCGGGGGTACCTTTGTAAAAAATTTTTCAGAATACATTCCGTCTACATCATCCAACACAATGAATCTGTTACAGCAGGACGTTCGAACCTCCAGAACCTTGTGTTCCTTCTCTCCGAACAGCTTCGCATATCCATATGCTATTGCTCTCCTGTATCCGTGTCCCGAAAACGTAACACGATCTCCAACCTTTATCTCTTCTTCTACCATCGTTCTTCATTCACCCGCTTCACCTTCCTGTACTTCATTCTTTCGTGCGCTCTGTCGTGACAGTCATGACAGAGTGGTATCAGATTCCTGTACTGCTTTCCTCTGTACTCATAGAACTCACACAGTGCAAGCTCCGGATGTGTCTTGACGTACTGTACGTGATGCACTGTCTCAGCTCTTGATACTTTTCCTTTCTCCTTGCACCACTGGCATTCATGATGGAACTTATCCAGTACATTGTTCTTTAATGCGATCCACTCTTTGCTCTTATAGAATCGGTACAGCTTATTCTCTTCTATCAGTTTCTTTATCTCTTGTTGTGTCCATTCCATAATTGCTGGAACAGGATTCGAACCTGTGTCCTCCGGCTATTAAGACCGGCGTGCTCCCTTTCCGCACCCTCCAGCTCCACTATAACCGGCAGTCACAACGTCTCTGATCTACCATCAATATCGTCTTGTGTCTGCCTTTGTAACAGCACTCCCAGTGATATTCTTTTCCCTGATCTGTGTAGATCCTTTTGCAGAACTCACAGTCTTTACACTTGGGAATCTGCTTCTCCCCTTCTCTTCTATTGCTCATATATCTCGGACAACTTTCCTCTGCAGGACAATGTTCTTTCTTGCTAAGTTTCCAGTAATGTTTACAACCTTTATTCTTGCACGTAACTATCATAATTCCTCCACGCAAAAGAGCACCTGGATTTCTCCAAGTGCTCTTTCTTTATCCGTTATTTACTTCCTCGATGAACTCTTTCATCATCTTCGTGAGCTGTCCTGCGGCACTCACTCCCGCTTTCTTGCAGGCTTCTGCATATTCGTCCACAACTTCTTTCTTGAGTTTGTATGACTTTGATACCCAGCCTGCCTTCTTCTCGTATCTTTTGGTGGCAATCGTCTGCGCTTTAGGATTCCCGACCGGCATTATCTTCCCTCCTCTTCTTAAGTTCCGAGGCTATATCTATCATCATGTATGCTGATGCAAGCATAAGCAATACACTACTATAGATGTTCTTTCCGGATCCAAAGAATATTACAATCGCCGCAAACAAAAACAATTCACTGAATCTTATTCTTTTCATATCCTGTCAGATGGGTTATAATCTTTACAAGAGGTAAGGGCTTTCGCCCTTTCCCCTATTTGAGAGCTGTAATCAAGCTTGCTAACCCTGTCAAGAATGTTCCGAGCGCAATCAGAAATTCTATCAGTAGCTTTATTGCAGTTCTCTTTTTCTTTCGTTTTTTCTTTCCCATCTGCATCTCACCTCCTTATGTATATATAATATCATATGGTGCACCATATGTCAACAGTTTTATGCTTCTTTTTATATTTTTATTAACTGCTGCCACCCTTCGGGTAAATATCAGCACCTCTGTTTTACTTCTCTATGCATAAAAAGGATGGCCACAATCTCTCGACTGCTGCCACCCTTCGGGTGAGTATGTCCTTTGTTCTTTTTTCTTGATGTTACCATAATAACACACTTTCTTGTATCCTGAGTCCCCCTCTTTTTAAATTTTCTTTGACATCAGGTAATAGAACTTCCTTCTTCGCTCATAATACATCTTTTTCCCGCATGGAATCTTTTTGGAATCTCTTAAGTATCTATATGTTGCATAGTCTGTTGTAACCCCTTCCAGAATCCACGGATAGATTACTGCGTCTGCTTCGATTGCTGTCTGTTCAATCCGTTTACATTTTTCCTCCAGCTCCATACGTTTAATAGCCAGGTGTTCCGTCTGCGACGCCTGGCTTGGACTTCCTTTTCCTTCCTGACCATATTGCATGGCTTTTATGGTGTTTGTAAGTTCTGCAAGTTCCCTTCTCCATTTTGGATACTGTAAGCAATGGTATTTTATCTCCAAAAATCTATTCGTATCAATACCGTACTTATCTTTGTTGATTGGTCTCATTTTCAACTTTAAATTTCCTCCCTGTCCGCCCGTCTTTTATTATCAAGATATCAAATCCGAACAGACTTGCTATATCCTGTAGATCGGTCAGTGCTCTGCGCATGTGGTAGGGCATCTGGTTGTATCTGTGCAGTGCTTTGTCTGCTGTCGGATCTTTATAACCTTCATGGTTCATAGTTCTCTTTTCCGTGATTCACACATTGTTTTATACATTTTTCAATTTTGTCTTTGCACGCTTCACAATATTCTTTCGGTCCATACATATCTTGCATCGCCTGTCTCATGTTATGTTCGTACGCTTTTGCCGTTCCGCCTGGTCCGTCACATCCTGCGTATATTCTTATTGTGTAATACGTTGCGCCTATCGGCATCCCGCATCCGTCACATATATGTTGTCTCATTTCATTCACCTACCACAATGCTCTCTTTCTTTTACGTCCTTTTACGTATACTGTGCAGTTTTCTACCGCGCACCCTCTGCTATGTCCTTCTACTCCAATATAGTTACAACCACCCAAGCCGGTTCTGCATGCTCTGTAGATGCACGTCCTGCATTGGTGCCTATCTTCATTTGGTCCTGCTTCCTTGCTCCTAACTTTTTTTCTCACGTGGTTCTCCTTTCTCCTCCGACTGCTGCCGTCCGGCTTTCGCCGGAGGGAATCTATATCAACCGGTTGCTGTCGTGATACAATTACCGGCAAGTGCAAGCTATTCTATTTTCTCTGCCATCCAATCCAGTAATCTGATGATCGTCTTATATAGCCATGTCTTCTTTACATTTTTGATCCTCATGGATATCACGCATTCTTTTGTAAGTTTTTTAAGAACTCTACCAGATACGTCTCACTGTCTGTAGCATTCATGTACTGCTTATCGTATGGTTTTCCATCACCATACGGTTTTTTGTCTTTTTCTAACAGGTGGAAGTAATACTCATCTTCTTTTTCTTTTCCATTCCACCCGTTTATGCGATTCTTGTATTCTGCAACTACAAGCCTGCTGCCGTCAGCGAAATCGTATTTATAATAATTTACATTTATGTTTTTATCTGTGTACCATAATCCCCAAGCTTTATAATTTCTCAGCCATTCTTTTCGCTGATCGTTATTCTTGAATCTCGGAAGTTCTGGCTGTTCCGGTTCTTTTGGTGGATTCATTACCGTGTCCAGATCATTGATATATCCGGCCAGTGCCGCAATCATTACCTTGTACGTCCGCACCCGGATGTCATTAGTATCCATGTGTCCTTTCGCCATCTCCAGATAATTCCTGTATTTTTGATTTTCTTCCCTGGCAATGTCAAGCTCTGTTTTCTCAGATTTCTTTTCATTTAGTTGTGCCTCTTCCGGAACTCGTTCCTGCGTTTCTTCTTTGTCCTGGTATCTATATTCATTTTCTTTCTCTGCAGGTTCTTCTTCCAGGCCAGATACTGCATAGGTGTCAGGTGTTTCAATCTCTTCGGTTTCTTCGCTTTTTTCTTCCTGTTCTTCATTTTTCTCCTTTTTTTCCGTTTCTTCTTTTACGTTTTCCTCCAACACTTTTTTGATGGTTCCTGTTAAGTCGAGCCAATGGAAATTCCCCCTATTTTCGTTGTCTACCCACAATTGGATATATCCGCTGTACATCCTTATTTCCCCGGCATCTTTCCCGTCAGTTCCTTCAAACACCCAAATTCTTCCCGATACTCCCGGATGCAGATTTTGTTTTATCAGTTTATTGCACATTCTTATATTCTGCCCTGTTATCTGTTCCGCATTTTCGCGGAACCAGTATTTGTATGTGCTCACCATTTCTCTCGCTACTAATTCCAGATACTCTCTTTCCTCTTCTGTTGGAACGCGTACCATCACCACTTCATTCTGATCAGTATTTTCTTCCGGTGTCAGATTCTGACACGCACCGGCATTCACATCTTCGATGCTCAGCTGTCCATCAATTTGTTCTTCTTCTTCTGCTTTTTTCTGTTCTTCGGCATATTCTTTCACATCTTTGTATGTCAGTCCTTTTTCCCGGTGGTGCTCCAGCATATCCTCCTGGATATCCTCGGACATCTTGCTGATCTCGTATGCAGCTGAAAATGTTAATCGTCCTTCTTTTAACTCTTCCGTGAATTCCGGGATCAGTTTTTTGTTGATTGACTCAATCTGTCCGATCTTGGTGGATGATACCTGCATCATGTTGGCTATGACATCCCGCAAACGTCCGCTGTCCAATTTGTAACCATGGAGTGTCAGTCCATTCTCTTTCATGTATTTCAGTGTTTCTTCCAGTGTCTTCTGTTCTTCCAGGATATCTGCTACCGTTTTATTCCGGTACGTATTTGCTATGATTAACTGGATCATCTCTTCATGCTCTTCCGCAGGTGTCTTGATCTGGCAGGATGCTATGGAGAATTCTTCATAGCCTTTTTCTACCAAGAGTGTCAACGCTCTCCATCTTCGTTCTCCGGCTATGATACGGTATTCGCCACGATCGCATGGATCGTGTACCACCGTCAAGTTCTCTAATAAGCCTACGGCAAGGATATCCTGTGCCAGCTGTTCAATATCCGGAATAGAATAGAAATTCTTGTCGTTGCTGTAGAGCTGATCTATATTAATATCCTTTGTCCGGAATCTTGCTTTCGGTTTATTGTCAACTGCTGCCGCCTTCGTCTTATTGTTGAGAGCGTCCATTACATTCCATCCCGTAGCCATCTATCTATTCCTCCTTGCTCTTCTCCAAGCAGTTCCCTTGTTCTTCTTTCGGTTCTCTGATAATTTTCTGGTGGTGATCACTACCGGATCGCCTTTCCCCTTTATTCCTTCTATCAGCCCTTCTAGCTTGCTATTTAGCCGTTTCATGCTTTCTCTCCACTTCCCCATTATTTCGTAGTCATAAGGTGTGAGATTTTCATATGTTTTTCTTCTTCCTGTCGGTGGGAAAAAGCATGCCGGAGCTTCCAGTGCAACCTCCGGCATCCGTCTTATCCCTCCGCTTTGTTTCGCTTTACCAGGATTTTTTAAAAGTACTGCCGGGATTCTTCCTTCTGGTGGGTTGCACCCATGAATCTTTTTGTATAATTTCTTCGCCTGTCTCTTATTCATCCTGTCCACCCTCCAGATCTCTCAAAAGTTCATACGTGACTGCTCTGTAGTCCTGGGACGCTATGCATCCCTTAGAGAACTTCGGGAGCGGTACATGTGCGATCGTGGATTTTTCCGCTACTACAGATCTTCGGATCACTGTCTGGAAACAATCGTGTCCGGAATTTTCTTTTAACCACTCTTCTACCTGCAGTGTTGTTTTGTTCTTCTGTCTCATTGTGATCAGGACTTTCATCCGAATTCGATCGTTAAACTTCCTGATGCTTTCCAGCTGTTCATCCATGTTATCGGCAGCTTCAATCTCGAATCCTCCGAGTTTTACCGGTACGACCACAAGATCTGCTGCCACCAGTGCATTCATCACCGTCATGTCCATGATCAGACCACAATCAATAATGCAGTAGTCGTAAGCAGCTGCTACGTCTTCTAAATCTTCTGCAAGTCTTAAGATCTGGTTTCCTTCCTCTGTCTTCATCAGGTACATATTAGTGGCCATCAAATAACCGTTGCACGGGATAATGTCTATCCGGTCATATGGTGTCGTCTGGATCAGTTCGGATGTAGTGTACGTACCACCTTCCCGTTCATGGTTCTCCAGCAGATCCGGAAGTCCTCTTCCTTCCGGATCATATACCCCGTAGAGCATAGATATATTCCCCTGCTGATCAGCATCAATCACCAGCACTTTCTTTTCTTGTTCCTGTCCCAGAATATAGGCAATGGATGCGGCCGTCATAGTCTTGCCGATCCCGCCTTTCTGGTTCATTACTGCGATTATTTTCATGATACTTTTGCCTCCTGTTCTTCCGTTCTCTCCCATTCCATCAGGCTTTCTGTTGCCCTTCTATAGCACTCTATCCAGCTTTCATCACTTTCTACTTTCAGGATCTGTTTCTTATGGATGCCTATCCCTTCAAAGATCTGGATACTTCCTCCGTGGTTCAGTGTGAATCTTGTCTTCACCCGGAGTTCTCTTCCCTGTTTGATCATGTTATATACTTCATAGAACTCTCTTATGCTCTGCCGTTCTCTGTCGTCCATTCTTCCACCTCTTTCGGTGCTCTGCGTTTCAATTCTTTTATTTTGCCTTCGTTCCAGATACTGTCGTTTGGTTCCAACATTTCCATCATGTTGTCTAACTGTAGATATTCTTCCAAGACTGTGATTGCGTCTCCGGCCGTATAGCAAGAAGCTACGTAGTGTCCGTTCTTTGCCATGTCGTGTAGAAACTCTATCTGGCTGTCCTGATGTCTGCCGGTCCCGTATTTCATTTCGATATACAGTCCGATGTATACCCCTTTGGCATACGGAAGATGCAGATCGGATACTCCGGACTTTACTCCCATACTCTTAAGCTTTACCGCTTCCGCTTTGTTCCTGCTGCCGCCGTTCGGGATGTGATGCAACCATTTCAGTTCCGGATAACGGTTCTCATTCCACGCCGCCCAGTTGCATACGTGAATCTGTTCTGTATCTTCACTTTTTCTCATGTATTTAAGCTTCATCCAGTTCCACCTCTTCCCAGTTGAATCTCTGTCCGCATTTCGGGCAGTAATTGCATAGACGCTCTTTATAATTCCCTCTTTTTATTGCGCAGATATCTTCTCCACAATTCTTGCATTTGTAGTGAACCAGATTCTTAGTCAGTTCCAATATCTCCGGCTCTTCGCATTCACACGCTACCTGTTTCTCTACTTCGTCCATGTCGTGTGCTTCTCCTACATCCAGTACCAATACCGGATAGGAAAACATATCAAGCCAGTTTCCATCCTTTATCTGGTATTTCTTCCGGTTCTTTGTATCTGCCACCATCACACCAAGCTTTGCATCGTCCGGATATTCGCTTAAGTATTTCATTACCTGTCTTACGGTTATGCCCATTTATCAAATCCTCCTGTTTAATTTAATCATCGTGTATCTCCTGTATTTATACCCTGTCTTCGGGTTAATACCTTCCCACATCCTTGCTATGTAGTAGCCTTTCTTCGGCTTTATTTCTTTTTTCCACCTGTAGAGCTTGTCCGGATGTGGTTTTGGAAGCGGCATATTCTGGGATCCGTGGAAGTCCGACTCTTTAATCCTTGGTTTGGACTTCGTGCCATCTTTCTTCGTTTCCGTGGTATGCTCGTCTTTTGTGAGGTATTCTGCAAGCTTCAGCATATCCTCGCCGTAGTAATCGCTGTCTTTTATCTTTGTCAGCCACGTGCCGCCTTTATCCCATGCGTTCTGCACAATGCTGGCGGTATCTCCAACCTCTTTAATCACAAAATGAATATGCCATGCTCCCTTTGTTCCTCTTTCGATGTTCCGCATATAGAAGTTTTCATAACCTCTTTTTCGGATCTCTCTCCTTACTTTCCGCATCGCTTCCGCAAAATGTTTTTTTGCCTCCTTCATTGTTGCCGGTCTGTTCGCTACTTTGTATGTCCAGGTGACCAATAGATCGTTCGGTTCGAAGTATTCCAAGAGACGTATCTGACACCGTTTCGTCTTATTCCATTTATTTACTCTTGCAATGTCTTCTTTTGTAGCTTTCTTCTTTTTCTTTCTTGGTAATCCCTTCGCCCCATACTTCCCGTCATGGTACTCCTGTACGATCAGGACATCTCCTTTTCTCAGCTTATATGTCACTCTTTTTATCATGCTGTCGGTCCTTATCTTAATATCTTTATCAAGTGCTTAACGGGGGTATTGCCCCCCCCCCTGATTTGTTCCGGATATTTGGCAAAAAGACGGCAATATGATGCATTGACTTTCCCGAAAGTTCGTTCTATAATTTTTATAGATGTATTTGACTTTTACCCCGTGGTTGTGAGGTTTGGGAAAATCAATGCATTGTGTGCCTTCAGGAGCTTCACCCAGTTTCCTGAAGGCTTTTTCTTTTATGATGCTTTCGCCATCTTTTCTTTCATGCACCTGTCAATGAGATCTGAAAAATCACGAATGATACGCTGGATCTCATCCTGGCTTTTATCTTTATACGCTTCATCTGATATATGACACGTACATCCGTTTGTTACGATCGTCTCTACAATCATGCTATGTACCTCCTTTTTATCTATATATGCTCACTTGCTTGTATCTGTTGTTGCTTTCTTTACTTCCATACGATATCTAATGGTCCCGCTGCTCTGCAGTAAAGCAGGAGCAAGAGCCATATTACTTCTGTAATCAGTAGCGTTGCTTCAATCTCAATAATCTTGATTGTTCTGATCACCTTATTTTTCCGGATATGTCTTTTCATATTTGTTATCCCTCCTGTTCTGTCCCTGTCACTACATTCTGTATTTTCTCGATTTCGTCGCGCAGCTCTCTGATAGCACATCTCAGATTTTCTTCCGCGTCATCGATGTGTCTTGAAGGATATTCCCATCCATCCAGCATTCTTAATACATCGTGTAATGTCTGCTGCATCTGTGCTTTCTCTACCAGATCCGGAATAAGTTCATCTGGATCCTGTGCTTCTTTCTTCGAATATGGGTTTTCTTCCTCCGATTCCTCTTGGCTTTTTAGCATAATGCAGAGCCCGTTACGCTCGCTTAATTTATACGCGCCAACCTCTCTTTCGAGATATTTTGATATCCATCGTCCGCCAGCACTAACACCTTCTCTTTTTCCTGCAGACAGATCTATTATTGAAATCCATGTGGTTGGTTGTATTAATCCGGCATTCATATGCATTTTGATGATCTCTCTTACTCTTTTGTTCATGATGCGTCACCTCCCATCTTTAAAGCGCACCGTGTGCATGCAGCTCCATCCAATCCGTTATAGAGAATAAGAGCTTCGTCTTCCGGTCTCTTCCAACACATATCACCACAGATCGGACAGTGGATCTTTCTCCATCCTTTCTTACCATTCGGTACATTGTCTGCTAACGGCATACACAGCCACCCTCCTTTGTCGGTTGCTTTTCTCGGCTGTATGGTTGCGGTGATGTTTTTTCTTGGTCTTTCCATCATTCTTCCTCGCTTTTTTTCTTTTGCATTCTTCTGTTCCACTCTTCAACAGCTTTGTCTCGTTCATCTTTTGTGATTTTCAGCTCGCCATCTTCAAGTGTGGCTCTTAATTCATGTACCCATGGAAGACACGTTCCACATTCCGAGCATTCGATTCCAAATGTAAAACTTACATCATGATGAGTGGATCCATTGGCTATTGTTATCATGTTCGCCTTTCCACCGCAAAACGGGCATGGCATTAATCTTTCGTTATAATTCATCTGGTTCACCTTCTTTCTCCTTTTCTTCGTTACATACACCCCTGACGGCTCTTGCGAATTCCTGGGTGTTGATCATTGCGCTTCCTGTATTCTGGAGCACATATAATTTGTCCAGGATCTCTTTCAGTATGGTTGTCTGATACATGATTTCTTCTGCAAACGGAGACTCCGGATCAATACGTATTCTAAAATGCCGTTCTTTGGCTTCTTTTTTGATTTCTTTTCTTTGGAAGTATTCGTGATCCGTTATTTGTTCGTAAATTACCGATCTGCCTTCTGTTGGATTGAATGGTACGCAAATCGTACTGTCTTCCCCAACAAGTGCGGTAGGGAACAAATTGAAACTTTTTAACGTTTCCTCTCGAATCTTCCGATTCTCCGCTTTGGTGCTCCAACCCGTTTCATAACTATTTACTTCGCCTTTTACATGGATGGCTTTATCCGTTACCTTCAATGGTAATGGTATTTTTTTCTCCTGTTCTCTCATCGGTTCCCCGCAGATCGGGCAGTAATTTGCATTCTCCGGAAGTTCAGAGAAGCATTTGTAACACAGTCTTTTCATTTGTTACCTCCTGTTTATTCTTTCGCAAGCTTCGTTGACGAACTTTCTCGTCACTTTGCACGTTTCATCTACATAGCTGTCTACAATTTTGAAATAATAGGTAGCTAATATTTTTGTTGTCGCAATCGAGACTGCAACAGAAGTCGTGACGCAGGCTATCGCTATTGTTATTACCATTTTCTTTATTTCTCTTCTAATCTTCCAATATTGCTCGAACACACAGGTAAATAAGCATATATGTGGCAGAGTTTTCCCATTGTGTCATGTTCATTGTTTTTCTTTCGACCGCTGTAAGAATCAATGCTATTATGATTGCGGTCCAGTTCTTTTTAGTTGGTGCCATTTTTTTACCTCGCTTTACTTATGCACTTTCTTTCACCATCCCCGCTTCCTGCTGACGCATCAATAATGTATTGGCGTCTCTGGAAAGCAGAAGGATATCCGGCAGATCAATCTGTTTTAAGATATCTACCATGTTGTTAATTTCTTTTTCTTTTCTCTCTTCCATGTTTAACATTTGGTTCACCTCTTTTTCATTTGATTTATTTTCCCCATCATGGTAAAATTCGTCATAAACAAATTTTAGAAAGAAGGGGTTATTATGAGTAACAATCACAGAGATCTCACATCTCCAACGCTCGACTTTGGCATCCAGAAAAACTTTGTCACTCCTGCCATTACAGGTTTTGACTCTATATTTACTCCTCTGGATTTTTCAAAGTTATTACCGGAATTATTCGAAGGTAGTGGGCTGTCCGAGTCTGATGGCATCTTTAAAAAGATTTCAGAAATTGGCGGACTGCTTGATGATTTTGGAGTGAATTCTTCATTCAAAGCATTTGAATCTTTTATTCCAGGGATTCAACAAGTACTTATTGATTTTGAGGATTCTAACGATCTTCCTGATGATGATTATGTAGTCGTTGATGAAAATGCCGTCAAAGTTTTTGATCTGACTGGTGATGTTTTTATTCCGCTCGGCAATTGCAGAGTTAAAATCCATACATTGACCTTGATTGCTTTTCTTATTGGTGTATGTCAATTTTTCTGTACGCAGTATCAGGACCATCAGCAACCCGAACAGCCAACCGAGTGTCTGGAAAGGATTTTGGAAATCCAAGAGGATACCAATAAAACTCTCCACGATCTTCTTGATTCCATCGATGCTGAAAACTCTTCTCAGCATGAAGCTGTTAATTCCTTATCTGGTGCTGCGAAGCGTCTGCTTGATTCTCCTCAAGTATCCGCTGTAGTTTTTCAAGATCCTGAATCGTCTGTTGATCATTCTGCAATGACTCCAGATAATAATCATGAATAACTGCATAATTTTTTGTATCCGTTATGCTTAACCCTATAAAGACTATGCTTGTTGCAAAAAAGAACAAAGACAGATCGCGGAGCGTTTTTTTGATTCCTTCGATCTGTTTTTCTAATTGTTCAATCTTTTTATCCATCTTTTTTCACCTCACTTCGTGCTCCGTTCTTTTGCGAATATTCCTGGATCAACTTCTAGTGCTTCACAAATGCTTAGAAATTCATCTGCCCTTAGTTCTCTTTTTCTGTTCTTGTCTCTCACGCTTGCGTACAGCAATTTATATGGAATTCCTGCTATTCTGGACAACTCTGAAAGATTGATTCCATTCTTTTTTAAGAAGTTCATCATTTTGTTTGTCGTTCCTTCTATACGCATTTTTTCACCTCTTTCCGGATTATTTTTCTCTCGAAGGTATCCCAATGTTTTCAAGATCTTTTTCATAATCTTTCGTCCATCGTTTTTGTAAAAATCTGCCCATTTCAGAACTATCTCTGTATGCTACAGCTCTTGCTGTTCTCTCATATTTCTCTTTTACTTCCAGATAATCAGAAGATTCCTCTTTCATTTTTCTGTAATATTTATCAGCAACCGCTTCCATGTCTTCGATCAGCTCATTCAGTTCACTCAATTTATCCATCTTCCCTCACCTCACTTTTGTGTTTTTGTAAATTGCTTTGTTGCTATGAGTCCATTTTATGTCGCATTTCAGAATTTGTCAATATGTTTTTGCTATTTTGCGACATTTTGTGATTTTGCAACATTTTCTATTGATTTTTGGATAGTCGTATAGTATAATCGAGTCCAAGAAGTGAGGTGAGGAAAAATGAATGAGCGTCTAAAGAAATTGAGAAAAGAATTAGATATGACTCAGCAAGAATTTGCGGATAGCATAGGTATAAAAAGAAGTACTATGGCTACTTATGAATCTGGAAGAAATGAACCTATAGATGCTGTCATTTCTTTAATATGTAAACAGCACAATGTAAACGAAGACTGGCTCCGATCTGGGGAAGGTGAGATGTTCGAACAGCTTACCGAACAGGAGAAGATCATGAAATACACCGCCATGCTTCTGCGTGATACTGATTCCGCAGTTGCAAGTGCAATACAGTCATTTATCGTTACTTATGAGCAGCTGGATGATACCAGCAAAGCTACTTTGGAGAAAATCGCATTGCAGTATATAGATAACCTAAAAAAGAGCCAGTAAAAACCGGCTCCCTGCATCTACTTTTTAAGGTAATTCCTGATAAATATCAATATTTCACGTACCCTATCAGGCGGCTCCTTTTTAAGTAATTCAATTATAAAATTGATATCCTGCTGCTTTTTGTCGTGATTCATATGTACGCACCTCCGCTCTTGTGTATCAGAACAGTTGTTCGAAATTCCTTTGTATTTATCATACTTCTTGTACTATGGAAAATCAATATATTTTCGAACATTTGTTCTTTATATATGTGAGGTTCTTCATCCTCTATATATAAAAACACATACGTTTCCTAAAACTGGTGCGTTTTTGAAATTTGTCCGAGTACCCGGACACTTATTTGTAATCCGACTCAAAAAGGTCGGTGATCCTGACGTTTAGCCCCTTCGCCAACTGCTCCAGGATGTCTAGTCTAGGACTGATCCTCTCCGATGCGATATCTGCTATCGTTGATTTCGGAACACCCGTAAGGATGGCGGTCTGACGGATGGTCAGATGTTTGTCATACATTATTTTATCGAGTAATATCTTCATGATATTAGTATGGGTCAATTGGTTGGCTATTATGTTGGTAATTTTAGGTATTGTAATAAGTTAAAGATATTATTAAGGAGGTGGATATATGACAGAAGATAAACTCTTTTTAACTTACAATCAACAGATGAAAAAATTGAGGAACGATAAGCATATTTATTGCAAAGGATCCTCTCATAAAAAGATTTTAGTGCGGGCAGGCTATTTCAATATTGTAAATGGATATAAAACTCCTTTTGTCAGTGGACAAGATTCTAATGGAAATCATATTTATATATCCGGCACATCAATCAGTCAATTACATGCAGTGAAGCAATTTGACAACCAATTAAGATCTTTTCTTTTAAGATATATTACTCAGGTAGAGGAAGAAGCCCGAACATTAACTGGCTACAAATTTGATGAATGTAATGAAAATGGAAAGATTCCATGGTACGACACGAATGCATATTCACCAAACAAATCTCTGCAAGAAAAAATGTCCGTTATATCTAAAGCATACAACGAACTTAGTAAAAGCCAGCTTGATTATGTTAAATTTTATATGGATAATCATAAGCAAATTCCGACTTGGATAATGATAAAAGTTGTTAATTTTTCTACTTTTATAGACATTATACAATGTAGTCCTACTGATGTTTCGCATTCATTATGCCATTTATATGGACTGGAAGATGAACAAGGCCGAGCAAATGTTAAGCTCTTAATCGGAAGTCTTCATTGGATGAGAAAAATTCGAAACGCTTGTGCTCACAATGAACGGGTGTATTGTTTGAGTCGAAAAAGTAGTTCTAAAAATAGAACCGGAAGAATTCTAGAAAAATACTTTTCCTTACTCAGTTCCGGCTATTCAAGAAACTTAGACCAAAAAATATTTGATTTAATTGTATATTTTAAATATTATCTGCCCAAAAGCGAATATAAACAATTTGTATCTGAATTAAAAAACATGTTATCAAATCTGGAGTCGCAAATACACCCTCATGCTTTTGAATACATCAGAGCACAAATAGGTATACGAGATCTTTCGGATTTAGATAAACTTATCGCAATTCCAAAAGATGATATTGAATATAATAAATTTGACAAATGATTTATTTAAGACTAATTACACTCTTTGGCACCTATTTAACACAAAATAGTACAATAAATACCTATTAAAACCTTTAAAATAATCTATTTTAATCGTTGTAATATTTTTTGAATTATAGTAATATACTTGTACGGAGAGAACCGTATTGATTACGGTTGAAAGGCACTCATGCAAGTATATTGTATGGGTGTCTTTTACTATGTAAAAATAATAGAAGCCCCGGTGTTACCAGCACCAGAGCCTCTACCTTTGAATACTATACAGGTCTCAAGAACCTGGTACAATACCAAACCGCAAGTATATTGTACCACATTTTCTTAGCACCTGCATAGGTGTTATTTTTATACTCTTTTTTTCATATTTTTAGGAAAGGTGGTACGTAT